ATCTTTGCGTTAGCCATTCACAGCCTCTTTCTCATTAAGTTATCGTTCCGTTAGAAGAATGAACCACTCATGAGCTCTTCTTGGCTCATCTGAGAGTTCTGGAATCCAAAGTCGTAAGGCTTTCGTGACAAGATTCTGTCTTCAGACTTCGGTGTTCTGACATTGTCGACCATGACTCTCACTTCAGTCTCGAGTCTCGCCATCTGAGCATCATCAAGTCTCGGGAACTGGATAGCCAGCTTGTGAGCGAGAGCGACGATTAGAAGCTCAGCATAGTTGTCTGGAATCGGAAGCTCAGAGTCCATGTCGAACTGAACAGTCTGATTGTAGTTCACCTTGAGAGTCCATTTCTGAGCTGCGACGACAGGCTTGATGACCAATAGCCATTCTCCTTCAGACTTCTGAGTGTATGTGAAGACGGCAGAGTTTCTAGAGTATCTGTCATAGTCAGCTGGAGCCTTGTAGCTGAGCTGAACATTCTCGTAGAACTCATCCTTGTTCGACTGAGATACGTAGATAGAGTTGATCTTTCCGAGATTCTTGACATGAATGTGCTGCATGACAGCGTATCTCTGCATCTCTTGGATTCTCTGTTCTGGATATTGATCAACGAGATGAGCTGACCAGCTATATGTTCCAGAAACTGGAGATGTGATGCTGTAGACTGTGTCAGGTCTATTGAGGATCATCGCTAGAGTTCCATTCTCGTACTCTTCAGCGTCAATGACATGCTCATTCAGCTCTTGTTCACTCTTGAAGAAGAGATTGTTCTCACCCTTTAGAGAGTCTATCTCGTCGAAGATGTGAATCGTAGGACTCGTTCTGCAAATGAAGAAGTTCTGAGTCCAAGCTAGAAGATTGTCATAGTTGTACTTGTCAACGACACCCTTTAGGAGTCTGAAAGCAGTCTCTTCGATACCGCCAGGAAGAGCCTGTCTTCTTGTGCCGACATTGCATCGAATAGCGGCTTCTCTGATTATGTCTCTTACTGCTCTCATTTTCTTTGTAGAGCCTCCATTTGATTATTCATGACAATAAATAGATGCTGCTTAGAAGCTGTTACACTTATTACTATGGAGAGTTTGTTACACTTATAACTATTGAAACTTTTGTCTTCTCTTTCTCTCTTATTATATTCGAATCAAAAGTTATAACTGTAACAAATTGAGCAAAAATAGAGGAAACTACATCAATTCTAGCATATTGAGATACTTATTGCTTATCTCTCTAGCTCTGTCAGCTTCTTGAGCTTCAGATCCGTGGTTCATCGCATAGACTCCGAGAGCGAAAGAGTCAGCTTCATCTGGAGAGTGTCCTATGAGCTCTTTGATCTCAGACTTCTTTATGAGCTGAAGCTTGCCTGACTGATTGACGAAGCATGTAGTGTAGCACATCTCTGTCTTGATGTCGTCGGATTGAACATAGAGTCCATTCTTGACAGCTAGAGAAGTCTCACCGTACATTTCTGCTCTAGCGTTGGAGTATCTGTCTTTGTCATACGCTTGTTGAGCGAAATTGACGCCTACGACGCTGTATTTCTTAGCTCTCAATAGATCTAGCAGGCCACATGAAGTAGAGCCTGTAACGTCGATATACGTGCACTTGATGTGCCATTTGTGAATGAGATTCTCAGCTACTTCGAGAAGTTGAAGAGAGTCAGCTACTTGGATCTTGATCTGCTCTTCTATCCTGTACTTAGAGACGACTGTCATCACGTTGTTGTCGCATCCGAGACCAGACAGGTCGATTCCGAGATAGAAGTCTCTTGAGTCTAGGCCAGTGTCATTCTTCGGATAGTCTCTGAGCTGAATGATAGAAGAGTCAGAGTCTAGATCCAGCATCACTCCTTCCAGCTCTTGCTGAAGAAGATCTTCTGATACTATAGACTGCTTCATGAGGTTGAGCTGATCATCAGTGATTAGAGGATTGTCAGATGTCTTAGCGTGGATCACTTCGACAGACTCTGGATGCTCTTTGATGTACAGATTGAGCCAAGATCCTCTTCTCGGAGTGCTGAGAAGACGGATGTATGGATCGATTCCTTCACCTCTCAAGCACGGTGAGAGAGTGCTGAATAGCGTATTTGGAGATAGAGCAGCTTCATCACAGACAGCTACTGATATTCTAGAGAGACCTCTTATTGACTCAAGGTTCTCGTATGATGCGCCGAAGATCACTCCATCACCGAAAGTGATCTTCATGTTCTGTCTCTCGAAGTGATAGTCAATACCCATCTCTGAGAGTCTAGCCATGATCTCAGCGAAGAGAACTTCGTGAAGAGCCTTGAAATTCTGAGCTAGAGCTATGATTCTCTTACCTTGCAAGAAGTGTATTGCTATGTAGAGAGAAGCAACATAGGATTTTCCAAATCCACGGCCACAGATCAAGGCAGTGATAGGTGCCTTGCTTGAGAAGAACTCTCTCTGTTTCTTGAATAGCTTATACTCTTTCTGCATATCAGAAGTCACTGATGACGATGTCTATTCTCTTACCTTCAGAATCCGTGGCAGATGCCTTGACCTCTTTCGAAGATTCCTTCTGCCATCTCTTGCGATCTCGCCTCTCTAAGATGTCCAGATACTGCTTAGCGAGACGACTGTTCTTCGTTGTCAGAACTTGCTTCGTGAGCATGTTTCTAGCTTTGAGAAGCTTGTCTTGATAGTAGTCTTCGTTGATCTTGTCTCGGATAGTTCCGACGGGAGAGAGATGGAATGCTAGATCTTCGAACTCTTGAAGATTGTCAGTGCTGAAGAGACCAGAAGTCAAGTCTAGGTTCACTTCTGGAATTCTGATCATCGCACCATTAGAGTTCGCCATCTCTGGCGATAGCGTCAGATGCTTCCATGTATCGTTCAGCCACTGAGTCAATGTCATCTCTAACTCTCGCTTTTCTGATTTCTTATAAATCTTTCGATTGCTTCATCTAGCCTGTTGACTAGATCAAGAATCATCTCTATCTTTCCTTCTTCAGTAGATAGTTTATCCAAAAGTCCTTTTCTGAACTTGATTGATGCTATTCCGGACTCGATCAATTTAGATCTCTTTCTGATAGCAAATGCGTCTTCACCGACGATTTTTGGATCAGTTTCCAGAAAAAATCTATTTTCGTTTGTATTTTTCATTCTTACACCTCTTCTCCAGCTCTTAGAGCGTCTCTTCGATTCATCTGAACGAGAAGCATTCTGATAGCCTTTGTCTCTTTGAGGAGCTCTTCAGCTAGATCGATAGTCTCGTCTCCTTCCTCTGTCAGCTTCTTAGCTTCTCTTCTGAGTCTGAGTCTTTCTGCGTGTGTGCTCATTTCTTTACCTCAGTTCAATAATTAGAGAGATTCTCTCAACTTTTGATCGAGAGTTAGAGAGCTTCTTTCGGAGTGTTGTAGATGGCTCTCAGCTCATCGCATGAGTCAGCCTGGATCTCATACCACTCTTCTAGCGAGATCTTACCCTGAAGTCTCTCTTTCCACCACTTGTCTACATTGCAGATGAGAGGTCTGTCATCGTAGATCATGCAGATGTTTCTCTCTTTGTCGAGCCACTTGCAGCATGTTCCATCCTTCTCTTTGAGGAAGTCTGCTGTGACATGTCGACAACAAGGCGCGTTGCACTTTGAGCAGTCTAATGGCATGTCTCTTTCTCCTTCAGATGTCTGTAGATGATCTCGTCGAGGTCTCTCCATGACGGAATGTAGTCTGGAATCTCAGCGTCTGACTCGTGTGGATATTTCTCTCTCCACTCTTCTTTCGTCATTATCGGAGACTCATAGTATGTCTTTTCGCCCTTCTTGATCTTCTTAAGCTCTTCCAGAACGAACTCGATTGATTTGTCCATATCTTTACCTCATTTTATCTATACGATATTGTTATCAGATCTTTTGATTCTCCTCAAGAAGAAGAACTTCATAGACTCCAGTCATGTTGTCGAACTGCTCTTGAAGAGGAAATGGCTTGTTCTCTCTTCTGAGCTGCTGATATCTCTCAGCTACCTTCTTGAGTCCTTCAGTCTCTCTGATGCACCAGAACAGAGTCGAGAGTCTCTCTGATATGAATGCGTAGAATCTTCTCTGATAGTTGACGGAGATGTTCTTGTTTGGTCTCGGCTCGAAAGTGTCTCCACCTCTCTCAGCGTAGTCTATTCTCAAGAAGTACTCGACATCATCTCCGACATCCTTCATGATCTTCGACAGGTAGAAGGTCTGGAAGTTCAACCACTCGCCAATTGTCTTTTTATCCGCGTAGAAGAGGTTGTAAGGCGCAAACAGTGTAGATCTACAGAGGTGATCAAAGTACTGCTTAGGAAGGTGCTTACGGAGCAAATTGCACATGGTATTGGAGTGATAGTATGCTGTCTGATTGATGACAGATGTCTTTCCGAAGTTGAGATAGGCAGCGTGTCCGTAGATTCCATATCCAGTGCAGAGAAGCTTTCTTCTGTAGTGATGAAGAGTAGCTGTGTCTCCATCTTTGAGCTGATCGTAGATGTACTTCCAAGCAGGAATCTCTCCTAGCTGCCAGTTAGTGACTCCAGGAACGATGACAGCTTCTTTCTTGACTCTCGGCTTATCAGTCTCGTTGATGATGTAGCCTTTCTTAGATTCGTTGAAGATTCTCTGAGTGAAGTAGAATGTGCATGTGACTGGATGATCAGAGATGACAGTGTAGTCGTCTGGATTCTCTAGCTGATCAAGTGGAAAGTCGAAGTCTCCACGGTGTGTTAGTATGAAGTGTCTGTGACTCATGATTTGTACCTCATTTTGATTATTTATCGAGTTTGTTACACTTATAACTTTTGATTTGCATATAAGAAAGAGAGAAGAAAGAGCAAAAGTTTCAATAGTTATAAGTGTAACAACTTTTCGTCAGTCATAAGTGTAACACATGGCCTCATAAGTGTAACAGAGCTCAAAATGGTCACTTTGTTACAGTTATAACTTTCAATTAGCATATAATAAGAGAGATAAAGAAGACAAAAGTTTCAATAGTTATAAGTGTAACAAAACTTAAAGTTTTCTTTACAATCATAAGTGTAACAAACATCCTCTCAACATGAAAAAAGAGACTCGACTGAGTCTCTTGCTGGCGAAATGTGAACGGTAAGCGAACGATAAGCGAACGGGAATCCGTGAGTGAGCGTTCGTGAGCGAAGTGAACATGAGCTCAGCTATCAGATCCTTGTGATCTTGAGATGATTTGTCGAGCAGTATCTTCTCATCGCTGGAGTTACTTCAGATCTCGGAATCTTGACTGTGTCACCTTCGACTTCGTATCCTTCGATGCACTTTCCTCTGTCTGATCTCGGAGATGAAGACTCACGCTTCTTTCTCTCCAGCTTGACTTCTGTCGTCTTCACAGAGTACTTGTCGCCAGCTGTTGATCTCTGACAGAACTCTTCGAATGACATCTCGGGAAGATCCACATTGTCGAACAATTTGATGCTCTTGGACGCATTGTAGACACGTTTTGCCTCTTCAAGGTCTTTCTCTATCACTAGTTCTCTTTTCGTCTCAAACAGGCTCTTTACAGCATTTCTGACTATCTTCATCTGAGCGTTGAAGAGATCAGTGTCGTACTCTTCTGGATGAGCGTTGAATCTGTCAACGACAGCGATGCAAGCTTCT